TGTCGCGGGTGCTCTTTTGGCGGGAGCCCAGCAGGCTCCTGGAGTTGTGCTGGCGGCCTTCGCTCCAGTGGCTGCTGGCTTCGCCGGCCAGGATGCCGACGTCGCCCCGGGCGACGACCAGCAGTGCGCCTTGCTCGCTGGTGACGTTGGCGGCGATGGCGGTCAGGTCGCGGCCGGCTTGCAGGCGTACATCGCCCGCCGTGGCGATATCAGTGCCGACGTCTTGTACATAACCTTGCTTGAGGTAGTTGCCGGCATTGCGGACGTTGTTCTCCTGTTCGGCAATTTTGACGCTGCCGAGGCTCAGGTCACGGCCGGCGACGATGGCGCTCTGGCCGCCGTTGCTGACCCGGGCCGCCATCAGACTGGCGTCGCGCCCCGCCGAAGCCAGCAGAATGCCGCCGGGGCTGGTGACGTAGAGCCCCGCCACGCGGTCGAGGTTGGTGCGGCTGAAATCGCTGCGCCCGGCCTGGCTGGCGGCGCTGCGGGTCGTGCTGGCGACGTTGAGGTCGCGACCGGCCTTGAGCAGGAGCGTGGAGGTGGCATCCAGGGCACCGCCGATGTTGTCGATGTCGTTACGTGCCGAGAGCGCCAGCGCCTCCCGGAGATGCCTCCGCCCAGGTTGCGCAGGCTCTCGCCGGTGAGTTTCACGGCGGTGCGCCCGGCGATGGTGCCGGCGTTGCGCAAATCGCCCTTGAGGTTGAGGTCGACGGCGCGGGCGGCAATCAAGGTGCCGTGACCGTCAAGGTCGCCGGGCTTCACCCGGACATAAACCTGGGGCACCAGGGCGCGGGTGATGGTGCCGTCAGCAAGCATCACGTCGCGCTCTACCAGCCAGACGATGTCGCTGGTGAGTTGGGCCATCTGCGCGGCACTGAGGGCCACGCCGGGGCGCAGGTTCCACGCCTTCGCATAGGTGGCGCCGGCTTCCAGCAGGGCGCGGTATTGCGCTTCGTCGTCGGCGTAGCCGTCGAGGAAACGGCGGCCGGTCAGTTGCCCTATCTGGTCGCGTACCAGCTGCTGTTCGTAGAAGCCGTCACCCAGGCGCTTGTGCACGCTGGCCGGGTCATAGCCGAGCCGGGCCAGCATGTAGTCGGAGCTGAGCCAGTTGCGGTAGTCGGTGAAACGCGGGTCGGTTTCGATGAGATAGCCGCCGGCAGTGGGGACGGTGCGGAACAGGCTGTTGGCGGGCACCCCGGTGTCCACCTGGACGGTGCGGATGACCATCGGCGCGTCGCCGCTCGCGCCGGCGACCGAGCCGCCTTGCGGGCTGTCGGGGCCGTTGCGGCCGGTCAGCGTCGACCGCCGTTCTGGCTGCGCGGGGCCTGCAAGCGTCCTGATGTCATCGGCCTGGGCTTTGCCCGGAGCGTTTGGCCACGGCTTGTTCCTTGATCAGCACCGGTCCGTTGCCGCCGCTGACCTGGCCGCCCGTGGCGGTGCCCGGGGCGCTCACGCCGTTCACCTTAACCTGGACTTCGGTGATTTGTTTCTGGCCGGCACCGCCGTTCGCGCTGGCGCTACCGCCCACGGAGCCGCCCACGGTGCCACCGACCTGAGCGGTCTGGCGGTCACCAACGTTATAGCCGCTGCCGCCGCCAGACGCGTTCTGCACGACCCTGGAGACGTCCAGGACGACCGTCTCCACAATGTCGGCGGGGTTGTAGGCTATCTTGGCGTCCCAGTTGCGCTGGTGATAGCGTCTGAAGCCGCCACGCCACTTGTTGTAGGTGTACTGGCTGGTGCCACTCTGCCGGGTGATGTGTTCGCCGAAGGCGGCAACGTTGTTCAGCCGGTCCAAATCGCCTTGCAGGATGCCGCCAGCGATAATCTGGCTCTTGTCGTTGACAAGTTCGTCGCCGCGCAAGGTCATATTGCTGCCAGCGCGGATCATGGACGGCGCGCTTTCGGTGATCTGCGTTGCGAACTCGGTCTGGGTGACCTCGAACTGCGTCCAGGCGCGGACTTCCGCGCCCGTTTCCTTGTGGATATAGCGTCCAGCGCGACTCCAGTTCTCCCAGCGGTATTCGTCAGCGTTGTGCCTGTTGGGGTCACCCTGCGGCTGGATGTAGAGGTACGTCGTGGGGCCTCCGACCTGCGCCAGTAGCGTGCTGAAGTGCAGGTTGCGATTGAGCAGGCGACGGGTGTCAAGGGTCAGGCCGCCCAGTGACTCGATAGTGGCGCTGTCGTTGAGCATGAGGCTGGCGCGTCCGGTTGCCTGGTCGTTCGCGTCGAGCGTGCCGCCGATGTTCAGGGCATCGCTGCCGCCGCCCGCGCTGAAAATCAACGCTTGCTCGCGGTTGTTGATGACGCTGGCGCCGATGTCCAGCCGCTGACGCGCGGCGATGACGGCGGCGCGGTCGCCCTCCTCGCGGTTATTGACCGCGCCGCCCTTGATGGCCAGGTGGTCGCCGTAGATGCGGCCAGTGCCGACGTTATCGAGCATGCCGGCCTCGATGTGGGTCTGGCTGCCGTCGATGAGGCCACGCTGGGTCAGGGTGTCGCGTGCAACGACGGTGGTACGGCCACCGCGCATTTCACCGGTGGCGGTGTTGTTGACGTTGGCGGCGCGCACTTCGAGGTCGCCGGCCTGGAGCAGGCTGTGGTTGGCCAGCAGGCCGGCGGTGCTGATGAGCGCGCGGCCGTTGACGGTGATTGCCCTGAGGCTGGTGAAGTCCTGCTGGAGGATGAGGCTCAGGTCGCCCCTGGACAGCAGGCTGCCGTCGCCACGCAGGCTGTCGGCGGTCACGCTGAGCGACTTGCCGGCCAGCAGCGTGCCGAGCTGGTTGAGCACCCGGTTGACTGTCACCGCAATGCTGCCGCCCGAGGTGACGGTGCCGCGCGTATTGTCCAGGACGCTGCCGGCGCCGCGCCGCGGATGCCGATGTGGTTGTCGGCGGCGAGGGTGCCGGCGCTGTTGTCGACGCGATCGGCCGACAGCACCAGGCGATCGCCCTGCAAGCCCAGGGGCTTGCTGGCGTCAGCGCTTTGCGTGTCGCGGTTGAGAATCTGCGCGGCGTTGACGTTCAGGTCGTCGCCCGCGACCAGCAGCCCGCCATGGTTGTCCGCCACGCCGGACAGGGCGGCGCTCAGGCTCTGGCCGGCCTGGACTCGGCCGCCACCGTTGCTGAGCGTGGTGGCCGCGATATCGACATTGGCGTTGCTGCCGAGCTGGCCGGCGCTGTTGTCGATGTCGCCGGTACGGGCGACCAGGTCGCCCTGGCTGTACACGACGCCGCCGCGATTGTTCAGGCTGCCGCTGCTGAGCGCCAGCGTGTCGCCGCTGAGGATGCCGCCGGTGGTGCCGGCGTCGGTGCTGACCAGCGCCTGGCCGTGGGTGTCCACACGCAGCCTTCGCGCCGATTGCAATAGACCCCCTGCGTTGTTCAGCGCGCCGCTGTCCACACTGAGGGTGCCGGTGGTGCCGGCGAGGGTGCCGCCGGCATTGTCGAGCGAAGCCAGACGGGTATCGACGTCGACATTGGCACCGAGCACCGTGCCGCCGGCATTGCCGAGTCCGGTATTGACCAGACGGACGTCGCCGCCTTGCAGGGTGCCGCCCGCGTTCTCGGTGCGGTCGCGTGTGTCCACGGCCAGCGTGCCGGCGCTGGAGACGACCAGGCCGGCGTCACGGTTATCCAGCGTGCCCGCCGTCACAGTGAGGTCTTGGGCTGCGACCAGCTTGCCGCCGCGGTTGTCCAGCGTCTGCTGCACTGTTGTGCCCAACGAGCCTGCGGCGCTGACGGCGCCGCCGCGGTTATCCAGGGCGGCGGCGGTCACCGCGGCCTTGCCGGCGCTGGCGACGAGACCATGGCCCCGGTTGTCGAGGTTGCCGGCGACATCGACGGTGAGACCGGCGGTGCTGGAGGTTTGCACCTTGCCGCCCTGGTTGACCAGTTCGCCCGCCTTGATAGTGGTGGCGCCAGCCGCGAGCAGGGTGCCATCGGTGTTGTCCAGGGTGCGCGTCACATCGATGTATGAGGCGGCATCACCTGCCGCTTGCACTGTGCCGTTGCGATTGGCCAGCGAACCCGCTCTGGAGATCCAGCGCGCCGTTGCCGGCGAGGGTGCCGCCGCGGTTGTCCACGCCGTCGGAAGCGCTGACCACCAGCAGGTCGGCGCCGGTGGCAATAAGCGTGCCTCCGGCATTGAGCAGCCGACCGGTGTCGATGCGGATTGCGCTCGCCGAAGGTGTTTCCGCCGCTGAGATCGGTGGTGTTAGCGCTGATGCCGAGCGCGCCATTGCTGGCGATGCTGCCGCCCGCGCCTTGCAGGTCGCCGGCGAACACGGTGGCGCTGCCCGTGCCGGCGTGCTGGATGGCACCGGCGCGGTTGGTCGAGCACCGCCGCGCCCACGCTCATGTCGCCGCCGGCGGCGAGTGTGCCCCCGGCGCGGTTGTTCAGGTGGTTGGCGACGTCTACTGTCAGCGCCGCCTGTTCGGCGGCCACCACGGCGCCGCCCCGGTTGTTCAGGCTGTCTGCGGTGACGGTGGTGTCGCCCGCGGCGATGACGCGGCCGCGTCGGTTGTCGAATTGTCCGGCGACGGCGATGCGGCTGCCGCCACTGCCCGCCGCCTGGAGCCTGCCCGCCTGATTGGCGAACGCGCCCGTTTGCAGATCCAGCGCACCGTTGCTGGCGAGGGTGCCGGCGGTGTTATCGATGCGGTCACGGGCGCGCACGACCAACCGGTCGGCACCGGTGGCCGCTATCGTGCCGGCGACGTTTTTGAGCGTGCCGGTAGCGATAGCGATGTGCCTGGCCTGGGTGGTGGTGCCGCTGAGATCGGTGGTGTTAGCGCTGATGCCGAGCGCGCCATTGCTGGCGATGCTGCCGCCCGCGCCTTGCAGGTCGCCGGCGAACACGGTGGCGCTGCCCGTGCCGGCGTGCTGGATGGCACCGGCGCGGTTGTCGAGCACCGCCGCGCCCACGCTCATGTCGCCGCCGGCGGCGAGTGTGCCCCCGGCGCGGTTGTTCAGGTGGTTGGCGATGTCTACTGTCAGCGCCGCCTGTTCGGCGGCCACCACGGCGCCGCCCCGGTTGTTCAGGCTGTCTGCGGTGACGGTGGTGTCCCCGGCTGCGACCAGGGTGCCACCGGTGTTGTCGAAGTCCTGGGTGACCGCCACACGGCTCGGCGCGCTGCCCGCCGCCTGGAGCCTGCCCGCCTGATTGGTGAACGCGCCCGTTTGCAGATCCAGCGCACCGTTGCTGGCGAGGGTGCCGGCGGTGTTATCGATGCGGTCACGGGCGCGCACGACCAACCGGTCGGCACCGGTGGCCGCTATCGTGCCGGCGACGTTTTTGAGCGTGCCGGTGGCGATAACGATGTGCCTGGCCTGGGTGGTGGTGCCGCTGAGATCGGTGGTGTTAGCGCTGATGCCGAGCGCGCCATTGCTGGCGATGCTGCCGCCCGCGCCGTGGAGGGTGTTGGCGGTCAAGAGTAGCGCCCCCGCTCCGGCGTGTTGAATGCTTCCGTTCCGGTTGTCCAGCGTCTCGGCGGAAACCGTCAGGCCGCCGCCACTGGCGAGTGTGCCCCTGGCGCTGTTGTCCAGCAGGCCGTCCGCCTCCACGATCAGGGCGGCGTGTCCGGCCGCGACGAGCGAGCCTCCCCGGTTTATGAGGTCGCCGGCCTTCACCCTGGTGTTGCCGGCCGTGGCAATGCTGCCGCCCGTGTTGTCCAGTCGCTGTGCGAGCAGGATCTGGCTCGTGCCGCTGCCGGCGGCGGAAATCTTGCCGTCCCGGTTGTCCAGCGACTGGCTGGCGAGCTTGACCGCGCCGTTGCCGGCGATGGTTCCGCCGCGGTTGTCCAGCGCTCCGGCAAGCGCGACATCAAGAAGGTCGCGACCCAGCGCGACGAGGCTGCCGCCCGCCGTGCTGAGGCTGTCGGCGGCAATGGAAATCGTGTCGGCCTGGGTAGCGCCGCCGCTGAGGTCGGCACGGCCGGCCTTCAGGTCGAGCGCGCCCTTGCTGACGAGGGTGCCGCCCGCGCCGGCCAGGTCGCCCGTGGTCAGGGTTAGCGCGCTGCTGCCGGTATGCTGGATGGTGCCTTTACGGTTATCCAGGGCGCCGGTCTGGAGGGCCAGGTCGCCGCCTGCGGCCAGGGTGCCGCCCGCGCTGTTGTCCAGCGTGCCGGCGACCTTGACGGCCAGAGCGGAATCCCCGGACGCCACCACGGCGCCGCCCTGGTTCGCCAACGCGCCGGCCTGTAAGGTCGTGTCACCCGCCGCGAGCAGGTTTCCGTCGGTGTTGTCCAGACGGTCTGCCACGGTGATGCGGCTGGCGTCCGTGCCGGCGGCCGACAGCGTGCCGCCGGTATTGTCGAGCGACTTGGCACGCAGCGCCAGGGGGCCGTTGCCGGCGACGGTGCCGCCGCGGTTCTCCATCGCGCCACGAACCTTGAGATCCAGCGGCGCGCTGCCGCTGGCCACGAGCGTGCCCCTGGCGGTGGTCAGCGTGCCGGTATCGACGGCGATGGCGTTGGCTCGGGTCGTGGCTCCGCTCAGAACGGTGGTTTCGCCTTTCAGATCCAGCGCGCCATTGCTGGCGATGCTGCCGTTATCGCCGCGCAGGGTGCCGGCCTCGATATCGAGGCGACCGTCGCCGGCATGAAGGATGCTGCCCTCTACATTGCCGAGGGTTCCTGCGCGAATGCCGAGGTCGGCATTGCTGATCAGCGTGCCACCGTCGCCGTTATCGAGCGTAGCGGCCACGTCGATACGGTTGGTCTGGTTGCCGGTGGCGATGACCTTGCCGCCACGGTTGTCGAAAGACTGTGCGCCGAGGTCGATCTGCGCGGCGCTGAGTGTGGCCTTGCGATGGTCGCTATCGCCCAGGCGCAAGGTGGCGGTGCCGGCCGTCGCCGTCTCGCCGCCCGCGCCACTGAACGCGCCGGCATTGACCTGTAGGCCACCGTCGCCGGCATGGACGATGCGGCCATCGGTGTTGACCAACTGGCCGGCATCCAGGGTCAGGCGCCGGGCATTGCTGGCCAGGGTGCCTTCGCTGTTGTCGAGTTGTCCCTTGACCTTGATGTGGGTATCGCGCTTGTCGCTGTGCTGGACGGTGCCGGCCCGGTTGGAGAAGTCCTGCACGCTCAGGGTAACGGGACCGGCCAGTTGCATCAGACCGGCATCGTTGTTGAGTTGGGCTACCGCGATGCGTGCATCGGCGGCGACCTTGATTTCGCCCTTGCGGTTGCCGAGCTCGCCGCCGCTCACCTTGAGCCGCCGCGCGCCAAGGTGCCCGCCATCGTTGTTGAGACCGGCGCTGACCGTCACGTCGATATCGCCGCCGGCCATGATACGACCGCCGTCGTTGTCCAGTGCGGACGCGATGTTCAGCGCACCGTCGGCCAGCGGCGCGCGGCCGGTGCCCGGGTGGCCGCCGCTGCCCGGCGTGGTGCCGGTATCGGCCGCCGCCAGCCCGATACGGCCATCATCGCGATTACTCAGCCGCGCGGCGTGCAGCGCCAAATCCTGTGTGCCGGTCTGCTCGATGGCGCCGCCGCGGTTCTTCAGCGACCGGGCGTTGGCCTCGATACGCCGCGCATTGAGCGTGCCCTGGCGGTTGTCGATGTCCTTCTGCGTGCCGACCACCAGTTCGCGGCCGGCGCTGACCGTGCCGCTATTGGCAAGGCCACCGCTCAGCTCGATGCGGGTGTCGCTCTTGGCCTGCATCGTGCCGCTGTTTTCCAGGCGGCCATCGGCGGTGACGACCAATTGGCCGGCCTGCGCGCCGAGGGTGCCGGCGTTGCGCATGCCGACACCATGCTCGGTGCCCACCAACACGATTTTCTGGCTGTACATGCCGCCGAGCGCGCCAACGTCCAGCGCGAAGGCCGGCGCATCGCCGCTGGCGGCGCGCTTCTGCACCCTGGCGTGGTCGGCGCTGACCTCGTTGTTCCCGGCGGTGATCTGGAGTTGCTGCGCCCAGATTCCGGCGTTGGCCTCCACGGAACGGGCGATCAGATCCGTATAGTTGGCGGCGCTGGCGTCCATGCCTTTGCCGTCGACCCGGATGGCGCCGCCTTCCACCCGGTAGCTTTCCAGCGATCCGCCGTTGAAGATCGGCTTACCGGTGGTGAGGGTGGCGCGGTCGGCGTTGATGTGTAACGCGGCGAACAATTTCGGATAGCTTGGCGCGCTATTTCGGATAATAAGCGCGCGCCGTGATAGTCCAGAATTAAGCGCTAAATAGCACTCTTGGTACTTTTCCGGGGGTACCGACGATACAGTGTGGATAGACCAACATCATAGATGATCGATAGCTCACGATATGAGTGTCCTAGCTTTAGCAAACGACCGATCTGCATCCATTGCTCCTCGGATAACTTAGGCGGTCTCCCTCCAATACGCCCTTGTGCCCTGGCCGCGGCTAGCCCGGCCAGCGTTCGTTCAACAATCAGTTCACGTTCCATTTCCGCTAGTGCTGACATCACATGAAAAAAGAAGCGTCCCATGGCAGTACTAGTATCAATACTGTCAGTTAAAGAGCGGAAGTGAACGCCACGCTCATGTAACTCCGATATCAGTGCGATCAGGTTCTTAACGCTGCGTCCCAGCCTGTCCAGTTTCCACACGACCAGAGTATCTCCGCTATTAACGCACTTTAAAGCGCGTTTCAAACCGGGGCGGCAGGCAACTCTCCCACTCATACGGTCTTCAAAAATGCGGTCACAGTTTGCGCTTGCTAGTGCATTACGCTGTAAATCGCTGTTCTGGTCGATTGTTGATACGCGGATATAACCAATGACGGCCATCAATACTCCTCCTCTATGTCGCGGAGGGAGGATTTTTACAGATTTCGCTATGTGTAACTGACTTTTCAAAAACCTTGGTTTGCGAGAAACCATTAATCAGGCCGGTAATGCAGTGCCGTCCACGCGTAGGATTAACAATCATCCATTGTCCAACGATATTACGCTGACCGCTGGCGATGTTTCGGCATTTGCCCTCGGGCCAACAGGGAAGATGGTCGCTGATGCTAACTCCGTGCCATGGAATGCGCCGAGCGGGATTTATGAGGCATCGCTAGGTGGCGCTTCAATCCTTATTCTTCATTTCAATATGGGTAGGGGAAGTTGTCCGGCAGTACAGTTTAAAGTGGCTTATAAAAATGGTGGTATCAGCTACCGTTCTGCTCGTGATGGCTATGGGTTTGAAAGTGGTTGGGTTGAACTAATGCCGAACACGAAAACAGTGCAGGATATTCGATTGTCAACTAGCGAACACACTGCGCTGTATAATGCGCCAGGGTATAAAGACCAGCCTCCATATGTAATTACTGGCCTCGTTAATATTGATAGTCACGGAGATCCAGACTATGCATATCGTCGAGCATTGCAAAAACTCATTAATGGCACTTGGTATAACGTAGGCGGTCTATGATGTTACATTTGAAAAATCTAACCCGATATGAGCCAGAGAGTGGCGAGGAAAAAGAAATTGCCGAGCAGTTTGAGGCTTTTTTTTGGCATGATGAATTAGGGCGAGACTGGTATCAAGCAATAGCACAATTTCAGCCAAATACTTTCAAAGTGAAATATCTCCCAGATGGGGAGATTTGCGCTATTAATAAAGACGCAAGTGCCATTTGCCCCGAAGGGGGAAGTATTGTAGAAATAGAGTCATTACCTGATGGAGCGGATGGTGATGGTGGATGGCAGTTTGTTGATGGGAGCATCATCCCTCGGACGTACACCACCGGCGAACTGACGGCTCAGGCGGAACAGAAGAAGCAGCGCTTGCTGACCAATGCCGCGAAGGCCATTGCTCCATTACAGGATGCCGTTGACCTTGGTGAAGCAACGCCAGAAGAGGAGGTGAAGCTAAAGGCCTGGAAAAAATTCCGCGTGAGCGTCAATCGAATAGACACAGCTCAATTACCCGTAACATTTCCACCTGCGCCAGTATAAAATACGCCCGCAATGATGCGGGCGAACTGTCATTCTGGTTTTGAAGGAAAGGCTACGTTTGGCGCTGTGCTGGTATCGCATTCTTTCACCGCACGAATGTATTTCATCCACGCAATAAGCCCAGCCTTGTCACTATCGCTGATAATCCCTAACGCTAGCTCGGTACGCCAATCGGCCGTGACGGCGTTAGCCTCATCCAGTAATGCGGATTTTTTAGCGTTAGCCTCAGCTACTGCCGCCACATGTTGCGCGGCGGTGTCTGTTATCCATTTCTCACCATCCCATTCATCAAACGGTGTTTCTGGTGGGGTAAGCGTAAAACCATGACGGAGGTCGCCAAGTTCCGTTACTGTTACTGGCTCACCCGTATCGATGGCATATGCTGTCTTACCTCGATTATCTGTTACTTCGAGCCAATGCTCGTTATTAAAAACGAGTGCTTTCCCGGCAGTTTGTTCAGGTGGCTTAATTAGTGTCGAAAAAGCGGGGATACCAGTACCTACAATAACACGCACATCATATGCGCCAATAAGTTCACCATTTTCAGGTGAATATCCATAAACCATTACTGTAGTGGTTTCCGTTGCCAATCCATTTTCAAAGCACTGATTCATCATTTCACCCTCACAATCATGTTCCATGCAACGTTTTTCCCTCGTGTCTCCGCTGCTGTTCTGGCGACAGTCGCGGGGTTAAATGTAATTGTTGACGAGTATCCACCTCCGTCAGATCTATAAGTGCGTGGCACCCAAGCGCGCTGTTCACTAAATACGCCACTTGACGGAACGCCGCCGAGCATTTCGTTAAAACGCATGGTGCCCGTGAAGTTCTGTAACGCATCTTCCTGATAGGATAACAACCCTCGACCTGAATCGATGCCCCTGCCATGATCCCACGCTCTGATACCATACCCGCGCATATCAACAGGAAGATGATTATCAGGCCAGAGAGCATGAGCTAGGGGGTATTTTTGAGGATCAAAGGCCTGCCCCATCCAAGGGATAAACTCCATTCCAATATCGGGCCAAATTTCCTGGGGCATTCGCTCATTGCACCAACTGATACAAGTCCCAATCAGTGGACATCCATATTTAAAATATGTTGGCTCATTAACACTACTGTATTGAATTATCCAGGGATTGTATCTTTCTGGGCCATGCCATGTCTGGCGAGATGCAACATGTCCGCTATGGCTAAGATATAATTGCTCAATAACGCTGTTAGTAGGCATGACAATCATCATCCCATAGCTATAAATCGTCAGGCCATTCGCTTTAGGAAAATCACTAACTGTACTGGCGTCGGCGATCGCGACATTATAAATCCCAGGCTTGTTACAGTCTGCGAACGTTCCACCGTCTCGTAATGTGCCGACGATATTCTTTGACCATGCGTTAGCTGCCAGATTAATGGTTTCTCGCAAACCAAGGTATTCGAGAAGCTGGGCGACATTTTTCCCGCTAAGTGCTGTCAGCGTGGAGTTCAGTGGCTGTTTACCTGCAAGGGCGTTCGTCATCGTCGTAGCAAAGTTTGGATCACGCCCTAGCGCATCAGCTAGCTCTTTTAGCGTATCTAATGCCGCTGGTGAGGAGCCAACCAGCTTGGCCACTTTAGCTGCGACAAATGCAGCCGTCGCAATCTCTTGCCCTGACGCTGAACTAGGTGGCGTTGGTGCCGTTGGCGTACCAGAAAGTGCAGGGCTATCTAACGGCGCTTTTGTATCTGCATAATCTTTTACTGACTTAACGGCTTTTGACGTGGCTGCGGTTTGCTCACTGCTGCTATTGGTCGCGCTGGATAATTGCACCTTACCAGCTTGTGAGGTCGATGCCACTGGCACTTGGCTATCAATAGCTTTTTGGATAGCGGCCCATAATTGATTTTGGCGAGAGGGATCAGGCGTAAAACCATTAGCGGTTAAAATAGCGTGGCACTCTGCCTGGATATCGCGTACTGCACTCTGTACGGCATTCAACCAAACAGCATAGACTGGCGTGCCAAGCTCACCTGTTGCAGGATTCCCATCATGAAACGCATTATCAGGCGTATCGACTGTGGGCATTAATTTTTGCATGATTTAGTCCTGATAGGTAAAATAACAATAGGTATGTGCTGGCTTTAGGTCATTGAATACCGATTCAATAACCGAGTCCGCGAAATAGGACAGGCGCTCTCCTGCTGTAGACATACCCACACGAAAGCGATAATTCTGTACCTTGCTACTCGATACATTGACTCGCCATATCCAATTCACATCCGGGGAGTACAACCGCTCTCCAGCACGATTTCGCCCAGCACGAAACACATCGAGCTCATCGATGGTGATGGCGTAGCCCATACTTGTCGCCAGACGAGTAAAATACGGAATACTCAATCCGCCGGTTTCACTGAGTTTCGCCAATACCCGACTTAGCCGCTGCTGGTAGGTATCACCCCTTTGCGGGGTAACATCTAATACTCGCTCCCAATCCGGTAATAACCCTTGCGCATAGAGTGGAGTCACTGCGCCTAATACATCACCGGCCCGATACCGGACCGCATCAAAGCGCGCCCCCTCAGCCTCAAGTTCGGCTTGTAAATGTATGCCCTCCGGGGCATAGCTTACGGGGGGCAATAACGCCATTAATAGCTGCTTATGGCTCATGTTTTAAGCCCTACAGTAACGGAGCCACAGACCAGCCATTCCAGATGTGATTTATCCACCCGAGCCGTAACATTGGCCGCTGGCGAAACAATTTCACGGTCTGTTACGCCTGGAATTAATGAGATCAACATTTCAATATGACTGCGCACAAGCGGCTGTCCCGGATTAATTCTGGACATAGCATCTTTAATCGTGGCGGTAATTGTCGCTTTAACGGCTTCGAGCGTGAGACCATCGACATTGACGTGAATATCGAAATCAATCACCCGTTGAGATGGTGCTAATACTAATGAATCTCGCGCAGTCACGGGTCTTACATCATCAATATGGGCTTGCGCGGCTTTAATAACGCTTTCAGACGGCAACGCACCGGCAGATGTGATCGCGATATCGACCGTGCCAACACCGCGCCGGAGGGGATACACATAGGCACCGGTAACGCCCGGCACCTCCAGTGCCCAGCGGCGATAATCATATTGGTTTCCGCCTGCTGGCGGGCGTCGGATAACGTCTAACAGGCGAGCCAATAAGCTGGCATCGGACTCCTCATCCGTCCCACCGGAGAGCGCAGTAAGCTGCACACGACTATTAATCCCCATCGGAGCGCTAACCAGCTCGGCAGGTTCGGCCGTCAGTAAATTACCCACAACACCCGCCGTCTCCGCCCGGACTTTCACCACCGTTTGTTCGGCCTGCATTGGGGTATTTTCCAGCACCCGACATGTACGGGCGGCATTGCGGATCACGGCGCCAGCGGGAAGCACAACACCCGGTGTGCCGGTAACACTTGCACTCCCCTCGGCATAGGTCGCGCTTTTCTTGGCCAACCCTCTCAGCCTAGCATGCAGTTGTAAATAGTCACTGTCTGCGGTGTCGGGAAAAATTTGCCGGACGATCCACGCCTGGTGTTGATACAGTCCTTCGGCAACACTGGCCACCGCCGAGGCACGAACGAACAAATCACTATCCGGGCCAGTATCGACCGCTTCTCCAGGCAGCAAATTACGGATATCGCGTAGCAGTCGATCGCGAATAGTGGCCATATCTTCATATAAAAATGCCATTATGCTGCGACCCTCACCGGATGATTAAAGCTGTGCTTCTCTCCTCGGGCGTCAATAACCGTAATATGCAATATCGCCCATCCGGGCTGCCCTTGATGCGACGTGATAGCGATACGGGTTGCGCGGCCATCCTGTTGGATGGGGGCTAGCGCCTGTTCGGCATATTGACGGGCCAGCATATGCACACGGGGCACATCTTTTTCGCGGGCCAATTCATGCAGTCGGGAGCCTAGCGTTTTATCCGCCCAATAGCTGCCCAAAGGGGTTTTAAGACGCAGGTAAACGGCGTTCTCTAACGACCGACAGCGTGTGCCGGTATAGTCGCCAGTATCGGGGGAGAGTTGTCTATCCATGCCGGCATCATGCCAGCATGGATGAGCACTTAATGACTGATGGGGTTCAGCAAACCACTATCGTGCGATGGGTTTGCCGGTCGGCTGGCCGTCATGGCCATTGGTGTGAGCGTGGTCATTCAGTGAGACGGTGGGGGTGGTTACATCACCATCGGTACTAAAGCCGCCGCCGCGCTGGTTAATACTACCTTCAAACTCGGCTCCTTCGCCACCCTTGATGCCGATACCGCCGTTACCGCTGATTTTACCCTGGGCATTTAGTGTCTGACTGGCATTGAGGGCCGGCGTATTAAAGTCCGCCTTATCCTCCGCATTAACCTCATAATTTTTACAATTGACACGATAAGTAACGCACTCAATATCAACGATACGTCCCCGCTTGAGGACGATCTTTGTCCCCTGATCGTCATACAGTGCAACCTCGCCGGGTTTAAGTCCGGTTAGGCGGTATGCGCCATGCTCAGTGGCGATCACAATACCATGTGTGGATACCCCACCCAGCGGCAACACGATCCCCATCGTGCCCGGTAGCGGGCATGAGGTGAAGCCATACTGCTGGAATAGCTCATTACCTCGCAGTGCCTCGCCACCGATCCCTTTGGCCTGGATGGTTTGCACCTTGGCATTGCTGTCAACGCCACCAATCGCAATGCGGAAAGCCAGGCGAATGCGCCCCAATGCCTGGCCAATCCGGCGGTTTACCTCATTCCACATCATGATTTTTTATCCCATACATTCAAGACAACCAGCTCGGGCTTTTTCTTCTTGCGACGCGCCTTGCGCTTGCTGTTCGGGTAAGCATCCGGTATCCAGACACCATCCTCCTTGACTCGTAGGGTTGTCGTTTGTCCGCCAGGACGTCCCCCGTTGAAACTGCGCCCCATGAGAAAAAAAACGTCATCGATGCCATGCGGCTCACTGACAACATGAATACGTTGTCCAGGCGTCCACAGAACGCCTGCCGGCGTTCTGTGCCCAGGCACCTCGATAGTGATATCCAGGCCGCTTAACCGCGCATCTGCCATCGCCTTACGGGCACGATAGGCCAGTTGCTGGGCATCGTCCACGTCGCCTACTACCAGAATTTGTGGGCGATACCACTCAACGGTAGGATCGCGTTCGGTATGGCTGCGATTGTAGTGCCCGGTAGCACCTGCCTGCTCTGTATCCTCCTCTGTCGCTGAGGACTCACCCGACTGTGGATCTGACACATCCAGCGTAACGAGTTGACTGTCGGCCAATGTGGCATGGGATTGTGCCAATACCGTTAGCTCTGAATAGCAGCCGCTAATGTTGCGGCTATCGACGAGTGATAGGACGTTGGTTTTATTCTCTGTCCGGCTTAACTGGAGAGTGGCGACAGGCTCCCGCGTATAGTCCGGCCCCCCAATAACCAGGGTGCCATCAGGATCAAACCACGGCCACAGTCCACGCGCCGACGCAATACGCACCAGTGCGTCCCATGCTCGCTCGCCGGGTTCAATGTGGATCATGTCATTACGGGTTACTCCAGCCGCTTGAATACGCACGCGCTTAATCCCTAGGGGAGAGACGATCGCACTGATTGCCTCATCCAGGTTTAATTGGCGTGCGTTGTAAATGGGGGCTGCACAATCAACCAGCACGGCGGCATTATCCCGGCCACTTAGCGACAGCATCAAACCGCGCCGGGAGACCTCCCGCTGCACGCTATCGATTCGCCCGGACAAGATCACATCATCCCCCATCAGCATCCGTATGGGCGCGCCCCGAACGGCATCGGCAGGGAATACCCCAGAGGGGAGTCCCAGGCCAAGCTGCCAACCATCCGCCGGCTTTAGAAAATCTGAGTCGATTCGGTAGCGTTGCCAGGTGCTGTACGCCTTACCCGCAAGCAGCAGCGTGATTTTGTCGTCATCGGCTGTAGGCATTCAGTTTATCTCCCGCTTTGATGGCATTCGGATCAGTCAATCGGGGATTGAGACGCAGCAGCTCGGCGGCGCGCCCGGTAATCCCCGTACCAGGCGTGCGCCAGTAAGTGCAGATTGGCGTCCTGGGCGACGGTGCGGATAATCAGGGGAGGATGGCGGCTGATTTCTTGTTCAGCCAGTATTTGCACTCCGAGTGCAACAGATTTGAGCTGCTCATTAACGCCTGACCATAGTAGACCTCGCCCCTCGGGATCGTCACTCACATGCGCGGTAAACTCCCGATAGGTATCGCGGTTTAAATCCAGGGCGGCCTGGATGTATCGCCGAACCTGATTAGTCATTTGTTCAATGTGTTCGGGCGTCAATATGCTAGCCGCCTCATCCGTCAGAATATCGGTCAGTATCTCCGTCGCACGCATTGCGGCAACCGTGGTATGCAGAGTAGCAACGTCAGTGACGTCGGCCAGTTTGGCTGCCTCGGGGATGGGCACCGCTGCCGTGATATTACGGTTAATCAGTGCCGAGGGGAGCGTTATCACCTGATCCAGTACGCCGCAATCACTCGTCCAGCAGATAGGATCGGCGTCGGGTCTTGAATGGGGCTTTGTGAGCCATTTAATGCCGGTTTACTGCCGGTTAAACGTAACAGCGGCTCACCGGGTGTTGACGCACCCTGTGGGGTGAACTGCACCAGGGTATCCCCATACATCACGCCGGCTGAGTTCCCTGTGCGTTGGCGATGTTGCTTGTCCAGGATGGTGCTTGTGGCCAGGGTGCGCAGCTCCAGAACGGCACGCAGGTCATTGACATAACGCGCCGGGAACGCCAGATAGTCAGCCGAATCAGTAAAGACACCTTTCACACCGCTACGCATGATCGTCAAGGTATTGAGCATGGTAGAGAGCGCGGCTTTCCCCTTGGTTAGCAATCGCCTGGTTTTCTGCACCGGCGACATAGCCGCATCATACAGTGCTGTCGCTTTGCCTTGCAGCTCATCCAGCGTATTGAAAAGCGCATCCCCCATTGGGCAGGCTTGACCACTGCTTGCGTGGCCGTCCCAGTACTCGACTCCAGGAAAACCAGCTCAACGGTGCAATAGTCCGGCTGCTCCGCATCGTGGGAGACCTGGCATTCGATAAGCTGGGCTTTGGGAATAGAGCCATAAACCGGGTGGATCAACTCACCCGCGCCCGCCTTATCCAGTACTGCCAGGAAGTTTTGTAGCCGGGTATCATAATCCTCTCCCCAAAAAACGGCCGTGAGCCGGATGTTGCGCGCCTTACGCCCCAGGTCATGCACATCAGCCCCATCGATAAACGGGTATTCATGATCGGCATGATCTCTACCATGAGACGTAGACTCTCTCAGCACATCAAAGCGCACACCTTAAACGAGGCATCCTGTAACGTGTCCTGCCAACTCATCCCCGGACTCCCTCCTGTGCGTTAATCTGGTTGACGATCTCCGCCAACGTGCGGCCATCAACCTCCAGGCGGATCACCTGGGGAGCGGCGGCGCTAGGCGTTGGTGAGGGCGGTTGGTCTGTGAGGCTCCGCCTTGGCTTGAGGGGGCTGTGTAGCGGCAATAACCTGTGTGTGGATGGATCTGATCATCTCGGATAGGATGGCCGGTCAGTCGTTTCCACTGTGCTTTAGCCTCATCCCAGACATCTAACAGGCCGCCACTTTTGCTTCACCTTGCAGCTCATGCGGGATGGGGATGCCTGACGCTTTAATCCGTGCTTTTTTCTCACTGGCTCGTTCGACCTGAATAACCGGAAAATCTTGTGTTCCTTGGGCGGCAGCAATGAGTTCACCGATAATAGGTATCCCCTTTATAAACGGTTTACTCAGTAAGCGGCCAGCCGTTCCCTTGATCGCATTAGTACCCGCTGCGGCCACTTCCGCCGCTGCTGCGCCTCCTGCTCCTTTTGCAGCCTTGATACCCCCGTAAGCAGTTTGATACCGGCAAAGGCGATCGCCGCCTGGGTCATGCCCTGGATGGCGGTAGTGGCTCCGCTGACCGCTGTGGCAAGCTCTGGGAACCGTGCGGCCAACTCTGCCGCTTTACCCGCCGCGCTCCCGTGGCATCGGCTAGTCTCTTAGTGGCATCCAGCTCGGCAAACTCCTTAGCGTTATTGAACTGCTGTGCCTTAACTTTGCTTCAATTCACGCCCGCGCCTTGTTCACCGGGTTTCAGATTGCGTTGTTTATTGATATCCCGCTCAATCTCGTCTTTATATCCCTGGCCATTGCGGTAAGCGAGGATGGCCATTAACGCTTGCTGATCGGCTAGGATTTTCCCCACTCCAGCACCTTCAAGGATGGCGCTCATGGCCTCCAGGGTTTCTTTAATGCCGCTCTTATCATCCTTAGGTAGACTCTTTAACTTGGCCTGGAGAGCCTGGTATTTTTTGTCGCTTCCAACAACCTCATCAATGACGCGGGAAAATGCCTCTATCGGGTCAGTCCCATGCTTTCGGGCCTCTGCTAGCGTTCCTGGCAAGTCGATGCCTTTTCCCTTGATTTTGATGTTAGCGGCAGCATTAGCTGCATCCTGGCTCGTCAGTTTCCCCAACAAATTGACCACGTTGTTACCCGCCTGATCGCTATTGCCCGCCGTGACCGACGACAGTTCATTGAGTGTTAATAGTTTGCCAAAATCCCCCAAACCGGACATGCCAGCCTTTTTGGCAAAGGCCATCTGCTGGCCGAGCCATTTAGCCATATCCTTCAGCTCAAAATTCCCTGATTGTCCTGCGGCAATCGCCATATTGAGCATGGTGGGCATCTGTTCATCGGTGATCCCAAAGGTACTGCGGGCTTTCACTGCGATATCGGCCAGTTCGTTAGGGTCAGCCTTGGCCGCAGAGGCATAGCGGGTGATTGTGGGTAGCAGCTTGCTAACTGCCTCCTCTTTTAATCCACTGGCGAGCAACGTATTGGCCGTATCCATCACCGACTCTTTGTTCAGGCCCACTGGACATGGCGTTATCGCGGATCATCTTATCCAGGCGTTGCATTCCCGCTTGACGGCCTTTCATGTCATTATCACTAAATGCCGTATTGGCCATCTCTGTCAGGCGCTCATCGTATGTCATCCTGTTACGTACCGGGTTGACGAATGCCGCCCCAAACGCCGCTGCACCACCGGCAATGACACCTGCCTTGGTGAGCGCACCACGAGCCTGTTGCAGTGTCGTTACTCCCTTTAACTCCTGACGCAATCCAGCCACTTGTTGCCGCATCTGGTGGTAGGCGCGAGCCTGCTCTCTGGCTGATAAGGTGCCAGCGCGGGTCAGGCGGTTATAGCTGGCAATCGTGCGAGCAATTTCACGTTGGATGGACTGTTCAGACCGGATACCTAACGCTTCTCGGGCGCGCATCAGCCGGCGGGCATTTTCCATCTGTGAACGGCTGGCTGCGATACTTTGTTTGGCAGCCTGCGCTGCGGCGGCAGCTTGTTGTTTCGGCTGCGGCGGCGGCCTCGATGGCCGTTTTTTGTTGCTCATGCCCCTGTCGCTTGATGGCCTTGGCCGCCTTTTCAGCCTGGCCGGTGGTTTCTTTTAGCGTGCGGGTAACCTGGCGAGAGGCATCATCTTTGGCCTCTAGCGTCATCGAGACTTTAAAATCACGTGCCATCACTGACCTCGTTTTTTACGCAGGGATTTTATAGCGTTGGTGCTCTAACGGTAGTTTTGCCGGTCTGCCCGGTTGGCGGGGGAGTGGTAGCGCTGCAAGGCCGAGAGATAGCCGTCCAGCTCGGGACGGCTCATCGATAACACGCGCTCTTCGGTTATGCCATAGCGTCCGAGGGCAAGGATGGCAAGTCGCAGTCCGGCGCGGCGCTCTTCTGCTCGCTGCGCTTTTTTTTAACCACGTCAATGGCCTATCCAGAACCTCGGCATCCTCCTGCGTCAGTTGTGCATACAACAGATCAGGCGTGATGGCCTCTTTGGGGATATCCCCTAATTGAACCAATGCAAAGGCAAAGGAGGCCGCACGGTAAAAAACATCGGCTTTACCGCTATTCAGTGAGCCAAAACGGGACTCGGTTGCATCCAGACATTCCCCGGTCTGTCCCAACGTCGGCAGGCCAATTTCAAACGCATAATGCAATTTACCGTTGTGCTCAATGCCGTAAATCAGCGAGCCTTTTTCCGTCATCATTCTGTCACCTTCCGCAATGCTGCCATGGTTAAATCGCGCTGAGCTTCGTTATCCACCTGGTATTTTTCCCCGACATCAATTGTGCGGCAGTCCAGGTAAGAGGTGCGCTTATCCTGCTGATCGAGGGGATACAGCGTTAACTTGGCATCACGCAGGTTTTCCCAATCCAGATCCCCGGACTCAGGGATCACCACCGAGACGGTGAGGTCATAGGTTGTGATCCCCTTGCTGTAGCCCTTGGCGCGCCCGGTACGGTTCATGGTTTTCACCACCTTGTTACCCGTCGTCACTTTGACGTCGAGGCTGGTGACTTCAACCTCCTGGCCATCAACCTCCAGAACGATGGCTCCCATATAATCTTGACTCATAGCTCATCACCTTAGAGATAGAGATCGACGCGGCCGGCAAACACGTGCAGCCCATTTACCACATCCGCCGGAATAACAGCATCCAGCCGGTTGGCGTCTTTGCCATTGCGCTCGACCAATAGCTTGTTCTTATTGGCCATCACGTTTTCGAGGATTTCTTCCTCTTCCAGCTTCAACAGCACATCCAGCAGTTCGGATTTCACCTTGACGCGAGTGCGGTCATGCAGCTTTTCGCGCGGGAAACGCAGTGCGATACGCTC